CATACCTCTTTATAGTTTTTTAAATCATCAATATTATCATAAAAATTATTATTATCAATAGAATTATCAACTACATAATCATCAAATTTTTCTCTTAACTTATTATTTTTTTCTGCATAATCATATATGTGAAAATTTTTTAATTCATTTTTTGCTACATCTGGTTCTATCAATTTCATTCCCCATAATACTTGTATCCATAATGTGTTTCCTAAATTATAAAAATTTGAACCATTTACGCCTCTGTATTCTGCACTTCTTGGCATTCTAGTTTTCCATAATTCTAATAATGAATTTAATCTATCACTCCTTCTTTCTCTTGATGAAGCCTCTTTCCAAAAATCAGTATCTTTTCTAGGAGTTTGATAATGTAAAACTATAAAATCTTTTATATCATTCCATATAGATGTAATATCATTATTATAAAGGTCAATAGCGTGTTGATTAAATGACATATCATTTGTAAAAAATTGTTCAATAAAATGATTTATTTGAAGAACGGTCATATGTATAGATGTTGCCTCTAAAGGCTCTACAAAACCACTAGATAATCCTGTTGATAATACATTTTTAGTCCACATTTTTTCCATTCTACCTGCATTAAATTTTATGTAACTTTGAGGTTCTATTTTAAAACCTAAATCTTTTTCTATTTCTTCTTGAGCTTGATTTTCGTTTATGTAATTATTATTAAAAACATAACCCATACCTTTTCTATGTTGTAAAGGTATATCCCATAACCAACCATATTTTTTAGCAGTTACCTTTGTATAATTATTAATTACAGTATCATCATTATTTTTTAAATGAAATGTTAATGCTGAATTTACAGATAACTCATTTTCATAAGATACAAAATTATTTTTTTCTAGTTTATCAATTAATACTCTTTTAAATCCTGAACAATCAACAAATAAATCACCTTTTATTTCTCTACCATCATCTGTTATAATACTTTGTAAATAACCCTCATTATCTATTTTTATATTAGAAACAATACAATCATAGTATTTTACATTGTCTTTTTTCAAACATTTTTCTTTTAAATATTGACCAACTTTATAAGTATCTAAATGATATGCAAAGTGTCTAGGATTATATCTAATTTTACCTGATAAATTTTTAAAAGGGTCTGACTTATAAGGATTATCTTCATCTAAATTTAAAAAAGGCAATTTATTGTGCAACATCATTTTTGATTGCAACGCAATATAAGGTAAGTTATTAGCTACAAAATAATATCTGTAATAATCATAATCTATATTAGGGTAATTTAATTCGTTTCTGTATTCGTCACCTAAAGGTGAAGTAAAACTCTCACCAATTGTATGCCAGTCTTTATGTAAAATACCTAATTTATAAGTTGAACCTGTATTTTTTAAAAAATCAAGCTCATCTATATCAACCTTACTACCTCTTATGTTTATTAATTGATTAAATCTACCTGTTGTGCTTTCGCCAACACCAATAATAGGTATTTCTTTTGAAGAAACAACATGAATGTTAATTGTGTGATTAGTTTTTTGAATGAAATTTAAAGCAGTTGACCAACCGGCTGTGCCACCACCTACAATTACAATGTCATTAATTTTTTTAACTCTGTCCATAATATACTCATAATATTTATCTACTCAAAAAAAGTTAGTATTGTACTATGACAATACCTTTACCACCAGTACCACCGGCTTCTTCACCTGCACCTGAACCGCCGCCACCGCCGCCTCTATTTGCTGTGCCTGGTTGTCCGTCTGTAGCGCCATTTAAATATTTACCACCGTCACCGCCGCCACCTTGGCCGCCTGTACCACCGACAGCAGATGGTTCGGGACTTCCTAAGTGAGCACCGCCACCGCCGCCGCCAGCGTAATAAACTGAAGTTGTACCGTCTGCAATTGTGTAAGCTTTTCCTACTCCGCCTGGACCTCCAAATACTGGACCATTTGCACCTTTAGTACCAGCACCGCCGGAACCACCGCCGCCTCCGCCGCCTGGTTGTCCACTATTTGTTCCACCACCTGGATTTCCAAAACCGTAATTACCTGATTCTCCTGGTTGAGTTGGTTGAGTTGCCGCTGTACTAGCACAAATCGAACTTGAGCCAGATGCGCCTCCTGAAGAACCGCCAGCAAGACCTTGGCCAGGATTACCCCAACCTGCACCGCCACCTCCGCCTTTAGCAATAAGTGTTCCAAATGTTGAATCTTGTCCTGTTGTACCAAAATCTGACCCACCATCAGCGCCTGGGTCACCTGCACCACCAT